CTGAGCCACCCAAGGACACCTCTCGAAAGGATCGCTTCGCTGCTGCCGTCGCTCCCAAGGGAACGGCCGCCACGCCGGCCCCCGGCAAGAGCGAGGAAGACGAATTGATGGCTGGGTACACCGGCCGATGAAAAGCCAAACCCAGGGCGGCATCTATGAAATCCGACACGACCTTAGCGGTAGGGTCTACGTCGGCAGTGCCGTCTCAATCCCACACAGGTGGCGCGAGCACAAGCGCAGCCTGAACCGAAACAGACATCACAGCCAGAAGCTCCAACGAGCCTGGAACAAGTACGGCGCCGAGGCCTTTTCGTTCTCCGTGATCGAAGAGGTCGACGCGTCTGAAAACCTCCTGGCTCGCGAGCAGCACTGGCTCGACGCAACTGACGCTGCGCGGACCGGCTTCAACATGACGCCCACCGCTGGCAGCCTCCTCGGACATAGGTTTTCCGACGAGACGAAAAAGAGGATGAGCGAGGCGGCAAAGGGGCACATCAAGTCCCCAGAGCACCGCGCCGCCCTCTCCGCCGTCAACACCGGAAAGCGCATGTCCGACGAGGCGCGGCAGAAGATGCGCGAGGCCAAGCTCGGGAAGAGGCGGGGCCCTCACTCCGCTGAAACCAGGGCAAAGATGGCTGCTGCTCAGTTGGGTAAGCGCCCATCAGAAGAGACCCGTCAAAAGCTAGCTGCCGCCAAGCGCGGCAAGACGCTACCCCTGGAAGTCAGGGCAAAGATGTCTGCGTCGCACAAGGCTCGGTTGGCGTCGCTAACCGCCTGACCACATACCGCAAAAGAACTGCCGCCTTCCGGCGGCTTTTTCATTTCCAGGTTGAAAGGAAATTGCAATGACTATGCAGACGTTCGCGCTCACCCCCGGGCGCGTGAACAAATTTAAGGGCGAAATCTTGGCCCACGCCAAGCCCTACGAGGTTCTCTCCAAGCAAGGCCGCCAGGTCAAGATGCCGAAGAACATGAGCGACACCTACGTGGCCCGTCGATTCCTGCCCTACGGCGCCACCTCCTCGGCCCCCAACACGTTCTTCGCGAACGGTACGGGTGACCGCGGCAACGCCATCGTGCAGGCCCACCTCACGACTGAAGGCGTGACGCCCGTGCCGGACTCCATCGTGCCGATGGATGTCACCGAGGTCGTCTACCAGTACAGCTGCCTGTACGGCTTCTCCGACAAGACCTTCAACCTGTACGAGGACGACATCCCCGGCCAGATGAAGACCCAGGTCGGCGAGCGCGTGGGCCTGGTCAACGAGATGATCGTCTTCGGCAAGCTGAAGGCCTGCACCAACCAGTTCTACGGCGGCGCCGGCACCTCGCGCGCCACCGTCGCTGGCCCGATGACGCTGAACCTGCAGTCGTCCATCGTGCGCTCGCTGCTGGCCAACCACGCCATGCCCGTGACCAGCATGCTGGCCGCCTCGCCGAAGTTCGACACCTCGGCAGTCTCTCCGGGCTACTTCGCCTACGCCCACACCGACCTGGAGCGCCAGATCCGTGACCTGCCGAACTTCGTCCCGATGGAGAAGTACGCCAGCGGCACGCCCGAGGCCAACGAGATCGGCAAGGTCGAGCGCATCCGCTACATCCTGAGCCCGGACCTGCCGAGCTTCCAGGACGCGGGCGCGGCCGTGGCCTCGTGGACGGGCTCCGGCTCGGCCTACTCGACCACGGGCACGAGCATGGACGTCTACCCGATCATCTACCTGGCAGCCGACGCTTTCTCGCAGATTGCGGTGCGCGGCCTGGATGGCCTGGACCCGACCTTCCTGCCCCCGGGCGAGAAGAGCAAGTCGGACCCGCTGGGCCAGCGTGGCTACGCCGGCACCAGCTGGTGGAAGGCGGTGATGGTCGAGAACAACTTCTGGATGGCAGTCGCGAACGTCGCGCGCGCCGCCTAAGGAGGACAGGCCATGCAAGACACTCTCTCGGCCATCCTGGCCGGGGTGCCTCCTGGCCTGGCCCGCGAGAACCTGGTCAAGGTTCTCCGGCCGGTCATCGACCGCCTTTCTTCGCAGACGCTCAAGGCGGGCGCCCTGCGGATCAAGGGCGGCTCGGCATCTCCGCTGCTCCAGACCAACGCGACCTATGTTGGCGTGGCCAACGGGCGCCTGCGTACGGTGGCGTCTGCTACCGACATGCCGGCGCTGTCGGGCACGGTGGCCAACGGTGCGTTCAACGTCTACGCCGTCTTCATCGACGGCGCAGGCAACCGCTCCACCGTGATGGGCCTGCCCGGCGCGACGCTCGCAGCGGTCAAGTTCCCCGCCATCCCCGAGACGCAGACCATGATGGGCTTCGTCATCATCAACCCGACCGGCACCGGCAACTTCGTCGGTGGCACCACGGCTCTGGACGACGCGACCGTCGTGCCCAACGCCGTGATCGTCGACACGCTCGGGGCCTTCGACCCCAGCTACCTCCTCTGAAAGGGCACCAGCAATGGACTTCCTCCAAGCCACTCCGCTGACGATGTGCGTGACCAAGCCGGTGCTCGCCGCCGGCACCACGAGCACCGTCTCCACCACCAACGCCATCACGGGCTGCATCCGCGGCAAGTCGGTCACCAAGACCGCCCTGTCGAACACGGCCACGCCCACGACCGACGCCACCACGGGCGCGGCATTCCCGTCGATCAGCGCCAACCAGGGCACCATCGTCCTGCTGGGCATCGACGCCTCCGGCAACCTGAAGGCCTCCCAAGGCACGATCCAGGCGCTGGACGTGGCCGGCGCCTTCATCCAGGCGCCGCAGTTCCCGATGGTTCCTGACACGGTGCTGCCCTTCAGCTACATCGTGCTCAAGGGCGGCTCGACGCTGTCGGGCACCTGGACCTTCGGCACCAACAACCTGTCGAGCGTGACGGGCATGACCTATTCCTTCGTGGACATCATGACCCTGCCCGACCGTCCGCAGGTTTCGTAAGCAGTTGCCACTGCATTGAGGGCCCGCTTCGGCGGGCCCTTTTTCTTGGGCCTGGCCCATTCCGAGTGGGTTTCACCAACTCCCTCGGAATGGGTGCAACCCACTCACCCCACTGGAGACTCGCATGGACGCGATCAACAATCCCTCCGGCTCTCGCAAGTACAGCCGCGCCCGCAACAGCCTGGACATCCCCGACACGCAGAAGGCCGACATTGACCTCGGCTTGGACAAGCCCGTCGTGCATGGCGAGGCGCTGGCCAACGTGGCCGGAGACGTCAACCAGCAGTCCGATTACCTCGCCGCCCTGGAATTCAACGAAGAGCCGCTGCGAATCATCATCGAGGAGAACGGCCGCAGCGATTTGCCCGAGACGCACGCCCCCGTCGCCGTGCAGGGCAAGAACGCCGAGGTTCTGATCAACGGCAAATGGGTCGAGGTTGGCTGGCTCCCCATCGGCCAGGAAATCATCACGAAGCGCAAGTACGTCGAGGTGCTGCTGCGCGCCAAGACGGACACGTTCAAAACCATCCACGACGACGCCACCGTCGAGCGCCCGCGCAACAGCGTCAACCGCCGCACCTCGGCGCAGTACCCCGTCACTGTCCTGCAGGACAACAACCCAAAGGGTGGCGAGTGGCTGGTTCGCTGCCGCACCAACCACTGAGCGGCGGCTGAGGCATGTCGACCTACCTGCAGCTGGTCAACCAGCTCGCGGTGAAGTGCGGCGTCACCATCACGGGTGGCCAGCTCACTTCACTGACGGGCCTGGTCGGTGAGCCGGCGCGTCTGGCCGCGTGGATCAACGAGGCTTGGCAGAACATCCAGCTGGCCAAGCCGAACTGGAACTTCATGCGTTCCACGTTCTCGTTCACCACTACGACGGGGCAGCCCACCTACACGCCAGTGCAGGCGGGCATCTCCAACTACGGCTGGTGGAAGATGGACAGCATGCGCTGCTACGTCACCTCGGTTGGCGTCGGCAACGAGATGTTCCTCGACGAGGTCGACTACGACGCCTGGCGCGATACCTACCTCTTCAGCACGCGGCGCTTGACCTACTCGCGCCCGCAGTCGGTGGCCATTGGCCCGGACCAGACGCTGAACCTTGGCCCCCTGCCGGACGCCTCGGGCTACACCATCCTCGGCGAGTACTACACCGGCCCGGTGTCGTTGGTCAACGCGACGGACGTGCCGTCGATGCCGACGCAATACCACCTGGCCATCGTGTACAGGGCCATGATGATGTACGGTGCCTACGAGTCGGCGCCCGAGGCATACAACGAGGGGCGCGACCTCTATAACGCCATGTTCCGCCGCATGGCTCGCGACCTGTCGCCTGACATGCAGCTTGGCGAGGCGCTGGCCTGATGGGCGGCCGCGATTTCCCCCGCGTCGAGCAGGAGTTCTTCGAACTCAAGGGCGGCCTTGACCAACTCACACCGCCGATCTCCATGCCGCCTGGCAAGGTGTTCGACGCGCAGAACTTCGAGCCTGAGATCTCTGGCGGTTACCGACGCATCGATGGCTACGAGCGCTACGACGGCCGCACTTCGCCCACCTCGGCGAGCTATTGGACGCTGACCTTCAACCAGACCGGAACTGTCACCATCGGCGGCACGGTCACCGGTCCCAGCGGGTCGGCTACCGTGCTGGCCCAAGCCGATAGCACGCTGGTTCTGGGCCGACTCACCGGCAGCTTCGCCAATGGCGACTCGCTTACCGGTGGCGCCGTTGGCACGGCCACGGCCAGCGCCATCCTGAGCGGCGCGTCGACCCAGTCGCTGGATGCCGACTACATGCTGCTGGCCGCCAACGACCTGCGCAACGACATCGGTCAAGTGCCGGGCTCGGGCCGCATTCGCGGGGTTTTCGTCTTCAACGACGTGGTCTACGCCTTCCGGGACAACATCGGCGCCACGGCACAGAACCTCTACAAGTCGACGGCCGGCGGCTGGGTGCAGGTGGCCTTCGCCACGGAGGTTGCCTTCACCAGCACGACCGGCGGCGGAACCAAGATCCAGGTCGGCCAGACCATCGGCAACGCCGCGGTGCCGACAAAGACGGCGACCGTGCTGGCCGTGCTTACCCGTTCTGGAACATGGGGCACCGATGCCGTCGGAACGCTGGTCATCACGCCCGTGCTGGGCAGCTTTGCCAACACCGATCCGATCTACGTCGGGGCGACACAGCTGGCCACGGCTACCGCGAACGCTGCCTCCATCACCCGGCAGCCTGGCGGCGGCGGCGCGAGCAGCCTAGGCACGACCGGCACCACCGGCCAAGTCGAGACGGTGCAGGCCAACTTCGGCGGGGCTACCGGCACGCGCAAGGTCTACGGCGCCGACGGCGTAAACACGGCTTTCGAGTTCGACGGCACGACCTACGTCCCCATCCACACAGGCATGGCGACGGACACGCCAACGCATGTGCAGGCGCACCGCAACTACCTGTGGCTGTCGTTCGGCGCATCACTGCAGTTTTCGAGCATCGGACAGCCCTACTCGTGGACGGCCATCCTCGGCGCGGGCGAGATTTCTGCGGGCGACACCATCACCGGACTGCTGCCCCAGGGCGGCAATTCGGCAGGCGGCGCAATGGCGGTCTTCACGTCCGGCCGCACGCACATTCTCTACGGCACCAGCTCGAGCAATTTCCAGCTGGTGACGTCGATTTTCGACCTTGGCTACTCGGCCTTCACGGTGCAGCCCATCAGCAACACGACCTACGGCCTGACCGCCCGGGGCGTGCAGGGTCTGATCACCACGCTGACCTACGGCGACTTCGATTTCGACTCGGTGACCCACCTCGTGCAGACGCTCATCACGTCCAAGCGCGGCCAGGAGATCGCGTCGACTTCGAGCCGCACGAAGAACCAGTACCGGCTCTACTGGGCCGACGGCACCGGCATCGTCATCGGACTGACCGGCGACAGTGTGGCCGGCATCATGCCGCTCAGCTACGGCAAGGCGGTGCGCTGCATCACCACAACCACGCTGTCCACAGGCTCCGAGGTGACCTACTTCGGCTCCGACGACGGCTACGTCTACCGCGACGGCATCGGCACCAGCTTCGACGGCCAACCCATTGAGGCCTGGCTGCGCCTGGTGTTCAACCACAGCAAGTCGCCGCAGATCCGCAAGAGCTACAAGCACATCGCGCTGGAGGTCAAGGCGACCTCCTACGTCAGCCTTCAGTTCGCCTACGAGCTGGGCTATGGCAGTCCGAATGTCAGCCCGCCGGATCAGACCGCGGTAACCATGCTTGGCGGCGGCGGCTTCTGGGACCAGTTCACCTGGGACCAGTTCACCTGGGACGCGCCCTATATCGAGGAGCCGCGGCTCTCGATCAGCGGCACCGAAAAGAACATCAGCCTGTTCTTCTACAGCAACCGCGCGCAGGACCGCGCTTTCACGCTGCAGGGTGTGTCCCTGTCGTACATCCTGCGCCGCGCGGAGAGGTAATCGATGACGAACGCTTTCTACAACCACGTCAGCGCAAACCCCGCGAATCAGACGCGCGGCAACTCATCCACGATGCGCGCTGAGTTTGACGCCATCGTCGCTGGCTTCGACGGCGTGGATGCGCTGAACAACGAAGTGATTGCTGCGCGTCAGGGCCAAGCATCGCTACTTGCCAACATGGCTCTGAAAGCCCCGGCAGCGTCACCCACATTCACCGGCACTCCATCGGCGCCGACAGCTTCTCCGGGCACGGCAACTACGCAACTGGCAACCACGGCATTCATGATGGCGGCGATTGCCACCGTCAATGCACAGACGGCGCTGACCCTGTCCATAGATTCTGCGTCCTCTGTAGCCGTCACTGCGGGTCAGCACAAGGTATGCACGAACGCAGCAGCCGTGACGGCAACCCTGCCTGCCGCACCTACGGCAAACCAAAGGTGCCGCGTGACGTTCACAAACTCTCTGTTTTCCAACGTCATCGACCCTGGGTCAGAGAAGGTCTTCGGCGTCTCTGGCACTCGATCCGTGAATGCCCTTCATGCCACGGTCGAGTTCACGTATGTCAACAGCAGCATCGGCTGGGTCTACTAAATGACAACCCCTCTCTTCTCCAGTGGCTCTGGTCCCGTCACCAGCATCGTCAACTACTTCAGCGGTGGCGGCGTCTCTACGGCGGCAAACATAGCCACCAACGCCAACAACAACGCCAAGGAAATCCTTAGCGGTGCGCTGACGGCGAACACGCTTGCATCACTTCCCGGATTCCCGCTCACTGGCCGCGGGCGGTTGAATTTGCTGACGGCCTATGCGAAGGACGCCACCTCTCGAACTATCCGAGTGCAGGTGATCGTTGACGGCACAACGCTCTATGACGCCACCTCTGACGCCATCACAAATAGCGGCAGCGGCGTTGTCCCGGTAGGTGTGGTGACGGCCGCGACTGGCGCGCTGGAGATGCAGCCGATTGATTTCCAGACCAGCCTTGACATCAAGATCGCCAGTTCGCTCTCCGAGACGAACAAGGTCGGTTGCGGCCTCAACTACGAGACATGGGCCTGACCATGCGGGCGCTCGTATTCGCGTTGCTGACCTGCCTGGCCGGCTGCGGCGGCTCAGGCGGTGGTTCCAGCGTCATCCCCGAAGCCCAGGCCGTCACCGTCGACTCGTGCCCCACTGGCGACGCCACGGCGCAGCTGCAGGCCATCTTTGATGAGGCCAAGGGGCCGGTTGATGTGACCCTGCCGGCATGCACCTTCAACGTCTCGACGGTCCAAGTCAGCAAGCCAGCCACCATTACATGCGCGAGCCCGGCGGTGGGCGGCACTGTCATCCGTTACACAGCTGACGAGGGCGTCGTCGTTGACCCGAACGTCGTGGTCAGCGTGGCCGCAGGCGGCTGGAACAAGCGCGGCTACTGGTTCTCAATTGAGAAGTGCCGCATCGAACCGGCGACGCAAGGAGGCGGCAAGCATGACCTGGTGCTACGCGCCCGTCCTGGTTTCTTCATCTCGTCGAGCCGCATCGAGAACAACCACTTCGGCGGCTCTGGTGAACAGGGACTGCTGATGGAGAACCAGGGCAACGCCAACGGAATTTTCTCGACGCGCATCGTGGGCAACTTCATCGAGGGTGGCGTCAAGGGAGTGCTGCTTGGCGACTCGGTGCAGTTCATGGACAACGTCGTACCGGATCGCGCCGGTCTGTCTGGCCGCGGCACGCCGGGCTTTGATCTCTCCTTTGTCGTCGGCGCGGCCGAGTCCAACCTCATCCGCAACAACATCACCACGAGCGGCGGCTGCATTCTGATACGCAACGGGACCGGGCTTGGCATCTTGAACAACTGGTGCGAGACGGCCGGCGCTCCGACGGATGGCTCATTGGGACTCATCAACCTCGCCCTGTGCAGCGAATGCACCATCCGCGACAACCGCGTGCAGACGCTGGGGGGCGACGCGCAATACGCCCTGGCGCTCGACGGCAGCACGCTGACCGTCATCGACTCCAACAAGTTCACGTCTGGGACGGCAGGAAACATCGCCATCACCAACGGCTCCAGCGCAAAGCTGGTCGGCCTCAACCGCTGCGGCGGACTGGACTGCAAGATCACCGGGGCCGCGGGCCTCATCAACTGAAAGGCCGCCCGTGCGCTTCCTCGCCATCCTCGCTCTCGTCGTTGCCCTGTTCAACCCATTGGCCGCAAAAGCCGCCGAGAAAGACCCGCTGGCCTATCCGCTGAAGCAGTACGGCTTCATCCTCGCCGTGGCCTTGCTGGGCGGTCTGGTGAGCTGGTACGGCAAGGTCCGCGCTGGCACGCTGCAAGCCTTCAACGTCATGGCTCTGGTGGGCGAGTTGGCCACTAGCGCTCTCGCCGGCCTGATCGCCTTCTGGCTGTGCGAATACATGGGGTTCAACCCGGCCCTGGAAGCTGCCCTCGTTGGCATCGCGGGTCACATGGGCACGCGGGCTATCACAGCCTTTGAGTCCTTCGCACAGCGCAAGTGGGGCACGCCGAGCGTCGACATGGAAGCCAAGCCGTGAAGACTCTCTACATCACCCGCAAGCCCAGCACCGACCAGGGCACGCCGGGCTATTTCAGCTTCGGAAGCCGCGTGCTGCGCTGCATCGAACTGCCCTGGCGCGACAACACCCCGGGCCGGTCCTGCATCCCGACGGGCACCTATCGTGCTGAGCTGTACGCCAGCCCCAAGCACGGCACGGTGTACATGCTGCAAGGCGTGCCAGGCCGGTCGGACGTCGAGATCCACGCTGCCAACTTCGCGGGCGACTCTGACATGGGTTGGAAGTGCGAGCTGCTGGGCTGCATCGCCCCGGCCGAGTCGATCGGGACCATGACCCCCGAGGGCTACACCCGCGAGCAGCTGGCCGGCCTGCAGAGCCGCGCCGCGCTGGCCGAGTTCATGGCCTGGGCCAGCGGTGAGCCCATCGAAATCACCATCACCTGAAGGAACCACCATGCAATACCTTCCCTACGTCGCCGGCCTGCTCGCGGTCGTGGCTTTCGCCCTGCTGGCCTTCGGCCGCACCCGCCACAAGGCCGAAGCCCTGACGACCGAAGCCCTGCTCGCCGCCGCGCAGACCGCGCTGGATGACGCCCAGCGCCTGGCAGACGCCCGCGCCCGGTCCATCGAGTCGGAGCAGGATGCCCTGGCCGCAGACGTGGCGAGGATCGCCAAGGCCCGCGCCCGGATGGCTGGCAATGCTGCCGCTCCCGCTCAGTCTTGAGGCCAAGGCGGCTGGCGTCCTGCTGGCCGTCGCCGGGCTTCTCGGCGCCGTGGCCTGGGCTGCGCATCATGAGCGCCAGATCGGCGCCGCCAAATGCGAAGCCGATGTCGCCGCGGCCACCGCTGAAGCAACCAATGCCG